GCTGACATTACAGGTGAGGCACTAGCTGCCCCAGCTGCGTTATAATTGTTAGTTGTTGAAGCATTGTTTGAGTCAACATTGCTATCCTGGTAATTATTGCTGAAATCACCATTTACATCATTTGCATACGAACCACTACAGAGCAGTATTAATATAAAGGTGATAAAGAGGTATCTACACATTCTTCATCCATTACTTTTCTTATTTTATAATCATCACACATCAACCTCTTAGCCGCTTCTGGAAAACCAATATAAGCAAGGGTTTGTGCATTGAGATTACGTTCACAAACAGTATCCCCCATTGGACAGCTCGATGGAAAAGCTATCGGAGTATCAACTCTAATTTCGGGGATACATGCTGTGAGTAATAAGGATGTCAGTGCTAGGCCAAGCCTAATCAATCTGCCATCTTTTCAACAGCAGTTCGTATGTGTTCAATATTAACATCTATACGTGCCATTGCGACAGCTTGTGTCTGCACTAACTGTTCTACTTTTGAAACTCGCTGATTAAATTCAACGATGTCTTGCTGGTTCTTTTCTATGTCTGCCATCATCATAGAAACTACATAAACGATTGCACCAGCTTGTGTGATAAGTCCTAATAACAAAGTTGCGGGGACACTTCTGGAAATGTGCCAACCTTCACTTTGCACCATTAGCTTGGTTTAGTAGGCCAAGTAATAGTATCTGGAAAGCCTTCTTGTGCTGGCAAGTCTCTTAATGCTTGCCTGTAAGTAGTCATTTCAGAACTCATTGTAACATCAGACAATGCGTAAAAGTCTGTCTCCTTCAATAAATCATTTCTGTGTTTTCTATGCGGTGCGCTAAAATTTGTTCCATCATATTCCCAACCTACGGAAACACCGTCAGTACAAAGTACCCAAGATGTATCGAGTTGAGTATCAGAAACTATTACATCAGTCACAACACCGTCTGTTACTATAGCATAGTTAGCCATATTGTACTCCTATATAAGTATTTATTATTACCAATGAATTCTAAGCGCACCATTGCCACCTGCGCCGTAGTAACCACCACTACCTGCATTTCCTGCGTTACTAGTACCACCCCCTAAAGAGCCGCCACCTCTTACATCATCTACTGTAATGATAGTCGCAGGGCTTGACCCACCAGGCCACGCTAGAACACCATCGCCGTGTCCCCCAGAGTTATTATAATAACTTGCCCCACCGCCAGCTCCTGACGTAAAGGTTTTTCCAGAAATAGTTATGGTGCTAGGTTGCCCAGCATTAGCAAAACCGCCGTAACCGTTATAGCCGCCACCTGCTCCAATAACAAATGAAATTGATGAGGGTACATGAGCGCCTTTTATAGCTAAAACAAGTGCGCCGCCTTTACCACCAAAGCCACTGCCACCCGCGTTTCCACTACCGCCGCCGCTAATTAAATGGAAGATAACCCAATCACCATCTCCTATACTTCCAGATTTACTCCAAGAACCGCTTGATGTGTAAGTAGCATCAGGGCTTGTCCAAGTTGGAGCCGCAGGGAAAGGGTCAGGAGAGGATGGAGTTGCCCACACCGCTGTACCAGAAGATGAATATTGAAGTATTTGACCTGATGAACCACCACTAGGTATGTGCTTATTACCAGCACCTGTTGGGTGTGAATAGTTGTTAGCTGAAGTAGCTATACCATCTAACTTATTTTTAAGTGTAGATGTAAAGTTCTTTTGAGTAAGACCTCCATCACCAACTGTATAAGTTGTGTTAGTATTTACGACTGTTTCTGTAGCTGTAGATAAACCAGTAACGTGTCCGTATCCATCAAGTATAACGTCTTGGATGTATGTTCTTCCTGAGTTATTTGATGAACCTTGAGATGATGTATCATCATGGCTAATACTAATTGTAGCATTACCACTTTGGTTAGCTGTAAAAGTACCAGAACCACCTAAAGCACCAGTACCTTGTACTGTAAGTGTGCCATTACCAACTGAAACAGTGCCAGTGCCTACAGATGTAACGTGACCATATGTGTCAAAGTTAATATCTTGGATAAATGTATTACCACTATTATTAGCGTTAGCTACACTGCTTGTATCAGCATGGCTTAGTGTTACATCACCAGTACCACCGCCTGATAAACCAGAGCCAGCAGTAATCGTTTGGTCATTCTTAGCGTTAGATTCAATACCATCTAACTTATTACCATCAGATGCTACATCACGTCCGTCTACTGTGCCTGATACAGCTACGTTTCCAGATACTGAAATTCCGCCTGTTTGAGTCGCTAGTTTAGTGCTATTGTCGTATTTTAATTCTACTGCACCATCTGCCGTAAACACTGCCATTGCTTCGCCAGTATATTTTTGCAGGTTAATGCTGTTGCTTCTTATTGCTAAAGCACCTGCACCAGCATCATCAATATAACTGTCAGAACCATCATGGTAAATTTGTAAATCATCAGCATTACCAAATCTAGCTTTCTCATTATCACCAAAGCTAATTGAGTGACCATTAACATCTAATGCTCCACCTAGTTGTGGGCTTGTGTCACTTACAATATCTGTACTGAGATTATCGAAGTCTGTTTTAAGTTGTCCAACATCAACACCGTCAAATGTACTATTTGTTGTAATAGCACCTGTCATTGCTCCACCAGATTTAGGTAACGCATTGTCCGCTGTAGTACCTTGAGCCGATGTAGCATATGCAGTTGCCGCTGTTGTTGCCGCTGTGCCTAACCCAAGGTTTGCCCTTGCATCAGACGCACTTGTTAAGTCTGAAAGGTTATTTGATTGCAACACAGAACCACTCAATGAAGCGTAAGCGGCTACCCAAGAAGAACCTTCATACACTTTCATCGTATCATCAGTAGTATTAAAATATAATGCACCAGCTACTAATGCGTCACCATCATTATCAACTGTTGGATTGTTAGCTTTTTGCCCTAAGTATCTGTCATCAAATGAATCTAATGCTGCTAATGCTGCGTCTTTAGATGCTTGCGCTGATGATGCTGAAGTTGCTGCATTGGTTGCAGATGTACTTGCTTCACTTGCTTTTGTAGTAGCTGTAGATGCAGATGTGCTTGCATTACTTGCAGATGTAGCCGCTTCAGATGCTTTTGTTGTTGCGGTTGCGGCTGATGTAGATGCTTCAGATGCCTTGGTTGTAGCGGTAGACGCTGAAGTAGAAGCACTTGAAGCTGAATTTGATGCAGCTGTTGCACTTGCAGAAGCATTTGTTTCAGCAGTTTCAGCATTTGTTTCAGCAGTTTCAGCTGCTGTTTTCGCAGTTTGCGCATCATTCTTATGAGATAATGCACTAGCAGCACTTGAAGATGCCTCCGATGCTTTTGTTGTTGCAGTTGATGCAGAGTTAGCTGATGCAGTAGCACTATTCGCACTGGCAGTAGCACTTGTGGCACTTTCAGTGGCTTTTGTTGTTGCAGTTGCAGCTGAAGTAGATGCCTCACTTGCCTTTGTAGTAGCCGTTGATGCACTTGCAGCTGCATTTGTTTCGCTTGTTGCAGCATTTGTTTCTGAAGTTGCCGAATTAGTAGCTGATGTAGCTGCAGCATTCTTTGAACTTAAAGCATTTGTTTCAGAGGTAGCCGCTGCACTTTGTGATGCAGATGCCTCAGATGCTTTAGTTGTAGCTGTAGTTGCAGAGTTTGCACTATTTGTTGCACTCGTTGCTGCATTATTTGCTGAAGTTAAGGCTTCTGATGCCTTTGTGGTTGCAGTTGTTGCACTTCCACTTGCACTTGTAGCACTTGATGAACTTGCCGATGCACTATTTGCTGATGCTGTAGCACTATTTGCTGCGTTTGTTTCTGATGTTGCAGCATTGTTTTCTGATGTAGCCGCAGCGTTCTTTGATGCCAAGGAAGCAGCTGCGCTAGATGCACTTTCTGTTGCCTTAGTTGTTGAAGTTGTAGCTTGTGCTGTAGCTGTAGCCGCTGACGTGGATGCCTCTGCAGCTTTTGTCGTTGCTGTTGCTGCATTATCATCTGCCGTAAGGACTTCTGCCATATTGTTTGCAACTGAATTTACATTGGCTGTATTGTCAGCAACTGTTGTTACATTAGAGGCAATACCTGCAACAGTATTCACATCATCAATATTTGCGTTAATTGTAGCAATTGCACTGTCCGCTCTATCTCTACTTTCTTCAGCAATAAGTCTATTTTGCTGGTGAGCTAAGTCCAAATCAGCTTCAAATAGTGTCGAACCATCAGTGAAATCTACAAGAGCATTCAATGGTGTTACACGCTTAATAATAATCTTAGCACCAGATGCTGGTGTTGCAGCTATATTAATCGTTGTTGAATTTAAAAATGTAAAAGTTGGAGTTGCTCCATTTACGGTTACAACCACGTCTGCCTGGTTAATATATGTGAACGGGATTTGGAACTGGTTTGTCGACCCGTCAGCGACATAGTTTATAATGGATGCCATCCATATCTCCTATGTTAGAAAAAGCCCCGCCGTAGCGGGGTAATTAATTTAATCAGATATTGAAGTTATTAAGGGGTCAGATTGTCGACCTGCCTTAGATAGGCTTCTTGAACGTCTGTTAAGAGCAACAGCCTTTTGAAGTTCAGGATATTCCCTAAACAACTGTTGCTTTGCTTTACGTTTTGCGACTTGAATATAGATATTCAAATGCTTTACACGCCCATCATCTGAAGAACGAGTTTGATTAATTTCTGCTATATCCGCTAACCGCGCATATCGCTTGGATTTTATTTGTTTATCTAAGGTTTGTATAAGATTTTTACGTCCTGATACATTAATAGTACCTACTAACTCATTGAATCTTTGATATTGTTTTGCAGATAGCTGTACGTCACCAAT